GGTTATTCCTATATGGGGTGTAGAAGACTGTTCCATGAGGTGCACGATAATCCCTATCGTATGTTTTATGAAGGCTATTACTTTGTCTTTAGCCATTATCCTCCACAAGAATGCGATGAAATAAAGCGTGAAGACACAATTTGGATTCATGGGCATTGCCATCATAAAAGTGACGGAGACGAGATACACCAAAAATACAATGTGTTTGATGTTTCTTGGGATGGTAAGCCATATACCCTTGATTACTTTATTGATATTGTAAACAAGAGAAAGGTAGATAAATGTAAAATCAGGATTCAAGACCTTAGAATAGGTAACTATGTTATTCTTGATAACGAAAATGTTCATGGTGTGACAGGTCAGCTAATGATAGTGGAAGGCATAAGGGAAATTACAAGAAGGAGTGCTTCTAGCAATTGGCGTGATGTTATACCATACGAAAACAAGAAGGTATGGTATAAAATATCACTGAAGCATATTGTTCTTAGGAAGGCGTACAAGTATGCTCAATTCATACAATATATAAAACCTGTACTGTTAACGGAAGAGTTTCTTATTAAGTCGGGATTCAAGTTTATAGACGGAGAGTTTTTTATACCCGATAGGGATAATGTAAAAGTATCTTTTATTGAAGGAAGTATGTGGGTTGTTTATAACGGTAATGCCGTTAAGAAAGTGATGTTTGTTCATGAACTACAAAATATATTATACGATTTGATAGGCTATGAGTTTGAGGTTAGAATATAAAAGAATTCCCATTACATTAATAAGTAGTGGGCATTGTGAACTACCCACAAGCTAAAGATTTGTGGGGTTTCTTGCTAAATTTCCTTTAAATGTAGTTCTGTTACCGCCTTCCCTATCAACTATTATAAACCTCTTAGACCGATAGTATTCTAGGTATTGCCTAGATAGCGTGTCCCCTACGGTAAAGTGCTCAATTACGGCACGTTTTATTTCCGCTCCGCTTAATGGTTTAAAGTTATTCATAAATATTGATTTTATAAAATCTGAATGTACCTTATCGGGTATATTATTAGGACTTTTACTGTTTTTTGACTGTTTGGAAATGGAAAGCATTGCTAAAGGAGTTCTTGTGTTTGACGGTTCAAATACTAGGCTGTCATTCAAGTATAAATCATACGATTCCTGCTTTTCCTCTTTAGCTATATAGTTACCCTTTAGAATACATAAATGCCTTACGTTAGCATCTGCATTGTCGTCACGAAGCTCCAATACGAGCCTGCACTTAGCTTCAAAACTTTGGCTTCCTATTACACTATTCTTGTTAGGTGCATTAAACTCCGAACGTTTAGATATGTGGTGCAGAAATATTATAAGGCATTCATATTCTTCACTAATTTTCTGATATTCTCTCATTAGCAACCTTATATCGCTTGCTGACTTCTCGTCTTTTCCGTCAAGTATGTCTGAAAAACTATCTACTACTACCACATCCACTTTATCTTCATCCAGAGCTTGCCTTATTGATTCTATCGGATTGTTTGGAGAGAACAAGAATCTTATCCTTTCTGCGTGATGGTCTTGTATGTGAAAGTATTCGTTTTGTTTTTTCATAAGAAACGAAGTAGATGATACACCGTCCTCTGTAGAAACAAATAATGCCTTAAACCGGGTGCATTTATTTTCTAGTCCGATAAACTCATTTTCGGTAGCCACCGATATACATAGCTGTCTTAGGAATAGGCTTTTACCGCTTTCAGAACATCCCACAACGCCACACAGCCCTACCTTTGGTATTATGTTACCAAATAGGCAAGGCATTTCTGTTACCTCGTTTGTAATTAGTTCTAGTGCCGTAAAGACCTTATTGTTTTCCATCTTTATTTTTATTTTTCAGGTATAATTCTATCTCTTCCGAGTAACAGAAGAATGTTTTACCTATTCTGAAACAAGGGACTTCATCCATTAGCTTTCTAGCTGTAGATGTGCTTATGCCGTACTTTAAAGCTATGGCACGCAACCCTTTTAATATTTCTCCTTTCCCCATATCGTTTTTAGATGTAGTGAATACAATAAATAGGAGCACCGTATATTGTAGTTCCTATAACATAATAGACCTTAGTCACTTTATTCTTTCTATTTCCCATATATTTTGTTTTCAGCAAAGATACACATAAATATAATGAGATACAAATTTGCACAATCAAATACAAATGATTATCTTTGGGGAAATTAAATTTATTAGTTATGAGCAAAAAGAAATTACAAGTAGGTAACTACTTAATTAGTAGTGAAGGAAATCAAGTAGAAAGAATTAAGATTGAATCGGTAAGCGGGAATTGGAACGTTAAATTTGCTGACTTTAATCACCAATTTGGCATTATTAGAGAATTAGCGAACGATGAAAAACGGCATAAGTACTTAGAAATGATGATTACATTAATGTATTTATCATGTAACTGTTTGCCCGATAAGGAGTTCTTTGAAGAGTTTGCCCAATCGTATGAGAACCTAACCAAAAGGTTTGCAGAAATGAACTCAAAAGAGCCTACTAAAGAGGAAGACGATGCTGATATTCAGGCTGCTAAAGAGGCTTACCAAAATCAAAAAAAGGAGGAATAGCATGAGAATATTTTGGTTTGATTTAGTCAGGCATAACCATTACGAACACTTGGTAAAGGAATGTACACATTTGGCTATTGAGAATGTGCATCTAAATAAAGATTTGGCACTTGCTGAATGTAAGGTTAATGCTTGCGAGGCTAAAGTATCTCTATATGAAGAAATGAACAAGCATCTTCATGATAGGTTAAGCAAGAAAAATGCAAAACGTGATAAGAAAGGTAGGTTTGTGAAGAAATGATAACCGTTAAAGATACACAAGAATTAGATAACACTATATCGCATTACAGTTCTTACCTAAGCGATGTGATAGATGTTATGTCTGACGTACCCATTTATCTGAAAAGGCAGTTAAAGTCTTCTTTAGAGGATATGGTAGAAGTATATCGCAAAACTGGAATACCTCCAAAAGAAATATCCATTGATAGGAACAAGGACTTAAAGCGTGACGTTACAGCTATAATTTTTCTTTTAAACGAAAAGATAAAGTTGTATTTGCAATCCATACTAGCTTCTGATATTTATTCTATATCGGACGAAGTCACTGATTCAAATACTAGCGATTCTGATAAGGTAGATGCCATGAACGCTTTCATTAACGAGGATATAGAAGGTAAAAATACTATCGACCGTATTGCCGACTATTGCAATAACTTCATGTATGAAGCAGAGGCGTTTATAGTTGCCGGGCTTGCATCTGATTTAAGCAATGATGAAATATCTGCTGAATGGATTAAATACTCTAATAAGCCATATAATTCAGAGCTTATAAAGGAAGCTATGAGAAGCAATGAGTTTGAGGCTACAAATATAAAGTCTAAAGGAGTAACTTACGGAAGCGGAGTTAGTCAGTCTGCTTTGTTGGCGTTAGCATTGGTAGGTCAGGACACCGCATTTAGGTTTTATAACCGTAACTTACGTGAGGCTTGGTTACTAAATAACACTATTTCAGGATGGATAAGCATAAGGAACAGCAGCTTTCCTTGCCAATTATGCGATAGTCAGGCTTATATTTTCCATCCAATAACTGAACAGTTTTATTCGTGGCATCCTAGATGTGTTTGTCTATGTGTGCCTATAACTAAAAATATGTTGTAATATGACGATAATTAAAGTATTTTGTGTTTTATTCTTGGGAACGTATCTTATCTACGATATATTCTCTGCAATTATAAAAGTGTTTATCAAATGACTATAAATTTAATTCATGGTGACTGCTTGGTAGAGATGCAGAATATACCCGATAAAAGTATTGATATGATTTGCGCAGACCTCCCTTATGGAACGACTGCTTGCAAATGGGATAGTATAATACCTTTAGAAAAATTGTGGAATCAATATAGAAGGATTATAAAAGATAACGGTGCTATTGTATTGACGGCTATAGAACCATTTGCAAGTGTTCTAAGAATAAGTGATGTAAACCATTATAGGCATGAATGGATATGGAATAAAGAAAGTGCTGGAAACTTCATTCAAGCCAAAAATCATCCTTTAAGGGTTCATGAAAATGTACTGGTGTTCTCTAAAAGTAAAGTGAATTATTATCCAATAATGACAGATGCAGACCCGAAAAACATAAGACCGTTAGGAGTTAAAAAACAAAAATCCGACTTCATGGGAAAAGTAAGTGAAGGGGAATTTAAGGCATCTAAAGGGTATAACCCTAAAAAACGTTACCCCAAAACGATTGTAACTTATAATGCGAGGGCGGAAGAGTGTAATAACGTCAATAGGGTTCATCCTACTCAAAAGCCAGTAGCCCTTTTGGAATACCTAATAAAAACCTACACAAACGAAGGAGAACTTGTACTAGACAACTGCATGGGAAGCGGTACAACTGGTGTCGCTTGCGTAAATACCAATAGAAATTTCATTGGCATAGAGCTTGACGACCATTATTTTGAAGTGGCTAGTGGAAGAATAAATAAAACAATGCAATATGTATAACGGTCATTTTAAACCAAAACCAATAGAAACAGAGTATGGGCATTTCGATTCACGTTCAGAATATGAACGATACCTAGTATTGCTAGATATGGAGCGAAATGGGCTTATTACAGACCTCAAAAGACAAGTTACGTACAAATTACTACCGCAGCAAACTAAAGTGGTTAGAAAAGCTCTTAAAACTAAGGTAAAAGAGGTTGTAAAAGTGGTTGAGAGACCGATGCAATACACTTGTGATTTCACCTATTTAGATAGTGAAGGGAATTACATTGTAGAAGACCATAAAGCGAGTAAATACAATATAGATGAATGTATGAGAATTAAGAAAAAACTTCTTTATTATTTCCATAATATAGAATTGACTTTTAGTTTCCCATCTAAAAAAGAGAAAAAGAAAAAGGCAGCCAAATAACGGTTGCCTTTTACATTTGTTCCATAAGTATTATTTAGGTGCTTCTACTCACCTTTTTTACTATAAGTTTTTTTCTACATAAGCTCTCCTTTCTTATTTAATGTTATCAAATATATTATTTATGTCATCCCAACTAAATGCTCTATAATCGCATTTTGCTTCTTTGTTGTAAGGCATATCAAAGCATATAGTAGTATTCTGGAATGATTCTAGATTATGTGGCGCATCATCAATAAGAATATCTGCGTTAATCAAATTCTTATCATTGCAGAATACAACATTTTTTATATCAAAGAACGGTAAGTACTTTCTAATCCATTTTACCTTATCAACACATGTGCTTACCGTATATGCGGTTACAATATAAACATCGTGCTCCTTACACAATCTTTCCATTACTTCATCTGCTCCAGATTGCATTCCTAAATTGAAAAAGAAGCCTTTAGCCAGAAGTATATCAAATATCTTGTTTCCGCATTCAGGCTTCACGCAATTAAGTACGTTCCACTCGCTAAAACAATCTAATGTGTCGTTATACATCTGATTGTATCTTACAATCCAAACGTGATTTAAGTTGTTTAATGTAGAATCTAAGTCTACGGCAATAGTTAATTTACGTTCCATTTTTATATTTTTATATAATCAAATTCACTACATGGTACATTATCAAACATTTCATCATCAGATATTGCACGACGCTTCCATTCTTCTTCATTAAAGTCGCCTCTGCTAACACACCTACGAAGCCTTTCATCGTAATCAACCAATAAGTATATACTAAACACCCTATCGCCAAATTGCTTCTTAAATTCACGCAATCCAACTATGTCAAGAACGGCAACATAGCACTCGTTGTCAATTACCACCGATTTTTCTACGCCATAATGCCAATTTCCACTATTTGTTTTATATTCACGATATTCTATGAAGTCGCCATTTGCTATTTTTTGCTGAAATTCTTCATCTGAAATAAAGTGATATGGATTACCTTCTGATTCGCCATCACGCATAGGTCTGCTTGTTGTAGACACAACAAACTTAAAACCCATGTTCTTAGCCATGAACCTAGCAAGCGTGTCCTTACCCGCACAGCATTTGCCTAATATTACTATGATTTTGTTATTTGGCATAGACTAATCATTTTCTAAAACTACCTTACCTTCGTATGGTGTAAAGTCGCTCATTACCCAACAATTGGCATAAAAACCATTTCCGTAACTTTTACACTCACCAACAACAAATCCCACTGAATCAGAAATAAAAAAAACAATAATTGTTTCCTCTTCGTCTTTGTACTGCATTAAACAAGGGTACTTAATCTCTTCTTTTTGAATTAATTCTACTTTCATAATCTTATATTATTTATTAGTCAAACCTAATCGTGCTTGATTTTAGAAATAACCCCTTACAAACAACTCCATTTACAATTCTAGTAGAATCGTTTGGAGCGTATGCCTTAAACTTAGTTATAAACGCATCACCTTTACTGCCAGAAAACCATCCATAGCCTCCTACGCTTATAGGCTTAAAACCAGCATTTAACAATGTATCTCTAGCACCGTCTTCATCCGTACAAGAAAATAAAGCCATAGCTAAAATACAAACCAAAATCTTTTTCATATTATATTGTTTTATATATCGTTTGAAATAGTAAAACCGAAAGGAACTTTTCCATCAACAATTTGTTTCCAATGTTCTATAACAGTTGGGTGAACGTGTTTTAAGCTTTCGTTTAATAAATTTTCGGCCTCCCTTTGAATCGCATAAAAGGTATCTTCATCAATAACCTTAAACTTATAGTCATATTGTGGAAAAAGCATATCATCATAATCCAATAATTTCAGTCCACATTTATTACTTTCCTTACTCCAATGCTGTATAAACTCCCACATGATGCAACTAGATTGAAATCCAGTAATTCCACCTTGATCGGAATTATTAATAGCATTACCAACGCCAACCATTGCGGCAGCAATTGCCTTACATATAGTTCCGTAATCATGGCTGTAGTCTTTTACCAAATGATTAATAAAATCTGGCAATGTTTCTAAAGTTTGATTTTTGGCATCCTTGTACCATTGCACGTCCTCTTTGTCTTTTTCTGTAATCGCTTTCATATTATATTGTTTTAATTAATACCGCCACAAATATAAATACTTAAAACAAATAAGCAATAGATAAACAGTTAAAGTATGTTATACACTTGCATATTTACAATATTTAGCGTACATTTGCAGTACTCATTAGCGAATGAGAAAAAAAAATCAAGTAACATTTGGATATTTAAAAAATTAGTTGTATATTTGCAAAGTCAGTAACGCAAATGGCAACGAGCTTGATTTTATTCTTTCATAATAAAAATAAAAAGTCGCTGGGGTTTGCGTTACCTAGCGGCTTTTTTATTGCCATTAGCGAACGAACTGCGAAATGGGATAAAATAAATACTTGACAATCTGTCCGTAATCAGACTAAAATCTGAGATTCACCTTGGTTGTCATTTTATAATCTGTTAAAGGGAAAGATACGAAAGCAGAGCTGTGGGAATTGTGATGGTAGTGCAGCGTAAGGTTGCGATAAAGCGATTAACTACCAAGCCGAATATTTATCTAAGTCGGTATGTTCATGACGGAACTCGTTAAGTGGTTAGTTATAAACATGGAAATTCAAGTAGCTAAAACTACAAGGGAATTTCTATGCCCAATCAAAAATCTGTTGTTGGTTAATTATTAAATTAATTATATAATATATTAATTATAAACTAAAAAAATATATATATGAAAGAAGATTTTAATTTTTACGATGAATCTAAAGTTTATACATCTGCAATTGATTTATATGGAATAGATAATTTCGTTCCATATACTGAACTTCCAGAAAACTTTGTTAGTTGGATTGAAAATACTTCCATTGAGCTTATCAATAAGTCAACAATGGCGGAGATTAAACTTAAAAGTATAATGAGCCAATCTAATACTCCTATTGTTGAACAAGTATTTTTTTATATAAATGGTAAATCTTATTTTGTTGATTTTTTCTTGCCTGCTTATAAAATTATTGTTGAAATTGACGGAGGTTCTCATTGGAAAAAAGAATTTGAAGACCTTAAAAGAGATAAAATGTTTACTAACTTGGGATTAAGAGTAATTAGAATAACAAATAATGATGTTTATAGAGAAGATTTTAAAAAGTTCTTTTCAGAACTTGTATTTGATAAACAAAAAAGTGAAGAGCATGCAATTGATTATATTTTAACTCCTAAGGATAACAAATTTAAGGGAGTAATGACTGTAAACCAAAAACTACTTTACAAGTGTATATCTATATTTAAAGAAGCTAAAAAAGAATCTAGTATTCTCATACGAACAGATGTAAGCTATTTAGTTTTTACATTATATAGAAACGAGGATAGAGATAAGTATTGTGAAAACAAGGCATTTCTAGACGAAATTAGAGATGTTATTATGGATAGGAGCTTAGACATTCACGTTTCTTTTATAGGTAAAAGGAAAAATATAAATCATTATTTGGCTAAAATAGTCAGAGAAACAGATAAATATAATAGGAATAATATTTTTGATTTATGTATAGATTTAAAAGGAATAGATGTGAACTATGAAATAAAACTATAAAAGGCATGTATGGGCGTATATGTTATTATATATAAAACAATATAATTATGAAATTAATTAGAACTAAACCGGAAAATCAAATTGTAATAGTAGACCAAGAGGAATTTGATAAAATAGAAAATTTATCAAAGCTAAATGAAAAGGAAATAGAATTAGCTGCGACTAAAAAATTTATTGATTACGTTGGAGATTCAGGAGTTAAACTTGATATTCGTTTTAAGTGAAAATTAGCAAGAAATCCCACAAGTCTTTAGCTTGTGGGTAGTTCACATTCACTTTAGTTATATACTACATCAATATAAAAGAATGAAATATTAGTAATAAGAAAATTAAAAACAAAATATATGAAAAAAGATATTTCAAAAATTCCAAAAGGGCATTATTGCTACAGTTACGATGCTAAAACAGATGAATGTAATCACTGCCCATACTTAGGGTTTGAAACGATAAATACAGATGTTAAGCCAATTAAACTTTGGCACTGTTCTTTTTTAAACCAATCAGATTGTCATTGTAGTGACGAAGACTTTGAATTATTGAAAAAACATTTTGGCATAACCGATGATGAATTATGGGAGAAATTTCCTCTTGACTTACTTTGGGATGCTTGCAAAGAATGCGGTGAAAATATTTAGTTATTAATATTATTTAACCGTACATATATATTTTTTAAAAAAAACATTTTATATATTTGCATAAAAAAATATGAAATACATGGGAAGTAAAAATAGAATTTCAAAAGAAATTCTGCCTATAATTCTAAAAAACAGAAAAGATAGGGTGTATGTAGAGCCGTTTGTAGGTGGTTGCAACATGATAGACAAAGTAGATGGTGTTCGTATTGGGGTAGATAATAATAAATATCTTATTGCAATGTGGGTTGGATTACAGAATAATATGATTAGGCCTATGAACATCACAAAAGAAATGTATTCAAGGGCAAGAATCGAATATAATAATTCAACAAATATAGAATTTTCAGATTTTGAAATTGGATGGATAGGATGGATGGGAAGTTTCAATGGGCGTTTCTTTGATGGTGGATATAGTGGCAGAACACTAACAAGAGATTATATATCAGAACAAATAAAAAATACGGAGTCTCAAATAGATAATATAAAAGACGTACTATTTTTTAATGGCTCCTATGATGAAATAGAATATCCTGATAATTCAATAATATATTGTGATCCTCCATATAAAGGTTCTAAACAATATTCTACATCTAAAGATTTCAACCATTCAAAATTTTGGCAGTGGTGTCGTAACATGCAAGTGATAGGGCATGACGTATTCATATCAGAATACGAAGCACCTGATGATTTCACTTGTGTATGGAGCAAGCAGGTTACTAATGCCATGAATATAAATAAAACATATAAACCTACAGAAAAACTTTTTAAATTTAATGTTATTTAACTACTAATGTTTTGTTATTAAAACAATAAATCGTATATTTGGTATTATAAATAAAATATATATGAAAAAGAAAAATGATTTAACTGATTTATCGCTATCATTTTGCGCTGCAATCGAAGGTGTTTTATCTGATGGTTCGATTGAACTTACAGATGAAAATTCAGCAGATGTGTTTACGGCATTGATTCTTTCATGTAATTTAGTGCATAACAGTCATTTTGTCGAAGAGAAAAACGCTTTAGAGTTTTCACACTTGGTAAATAATTTGATTTTTATGTATCTTCTAAAAAATCAAAAACAATGCGATTAGGTAGATTATACAGAGAATTATTAAATGGCGTAAAAGAACAGATTGAATTGAATCAGATACTTGAAGAGCGGCATTTGAATTATTCATGCAAATACGATTACTTTTGCGTTGAGGTTTGGATAGAAGACTTTGAGCTTGTTGTTGCCGTTATAAGGTATTCCGATGCTAATATCTATGATAACGTAAGCGATTATTTAGAAAGTTTGTTAAATAAGGAAGTGAAACTGTAGAAATGTTTGTTTTTACAAAAATTATCATTATATTTGCAATGCTTTTCATTCGTTGATTTCGTTGATTTTAAAGGTTAATACTAAGCCGCCAAGACTGTGAAGTTATGGCGGTTAAACGGAGAATAAGCTAACTAGGTAGAAGCGTTGGACTGAAAATCCAAAGGAACGGATCGTTACCGTAATTCTCCACATGAAAGATTACGAAACAATATTGCATCATGAAATTATAAGAAACACTGTTGGTTACGATTTTATTTCTGATTTAGATTTATTTGATTTACTGGCGGTTATTAATTTCTTGGAAATAACTTTGGATTATTCTAAATTAGACAATATAGATAAAAAATAGCCCAAAGTACACGGGATCGAAGATATAAATGCAAGTCCATTTATCCGAAGCGTAAGTCGGCATAGTTGAAGCTCTAGGGATAATATAAAAGCTAAATTCTCGGATATTTCAGTTGGTTAGAAAGCTACACTGATACTGTAGAGGTCGCAGGTTCAAGTCCTGCTCCGAGAACAATTTCTTTATTATATTTAATTATTAAAAAAAAGAGCCGTCTGTGAAGATAGCTCTTTTTGCTTGTTATACCGTACCTACTAGTGCCGCTCGCTGTGAGCTTGCTTCTAGTTGCGAGTTATATTCATCCTGATTTACTAGCCTTGCTTTTTCGTCAGGTGAACTAAATGACGAGTTTTGTTCTGCGGCAGTCTCTTTAGACAAATATCCATTTTGCACGCCAAGAGTAATACATTGCTGTTTTTCATACTCATTTTGTGGTATGTAAACGCTCATATCCGCCCTTACCTGCAATTTATTATATCCAATAATATCTCCTTGCTCAACACCATAACCTTCCTTAAACAAGCTTAGAATGTTATCTAGCGACTTGTTATAGAAGTTAATATCAGAAACGCCTTGTTCCTGTGCGGGGCTATATAAAATCTTAACTGTTACCCCACTAGTATCTCCATTTATTTCAGGAGGAACAACGGTAAAGCTACCAAGAAATATCTGATTAAGAAGTGTTTCCAACTGTAATTGGAATGTATTGCTAGCATCCGCTTTCTCCAAGAATTTGGCATCCGAATTTTCGTCAAGCATGATAGCCCTAGCCTGACCTCTTAAATCACCCTGAATCTCAAAGCCTCCTTTTAATATCATTATTCTAAAGGCATAAGACTTGTTATTTTCAGCAAGCTGTGATAGTGCCAACTCAAACTTATCTATTAAGTCCTGTACTGGCGTCCAGCATGCTCCCATATCACGTTTATTATACTCAATGGGAACTCTAGTAAATCCATGTACTTCTTGTCTAACTAATAACCATCCTTCCGTCTTTAACTCTTCTGTTTGCAACGCTTCAAAGTCGTTCTTATCATCCCAAGCTACGTTTGGAAGTGATTTTTCATTATTGTCAACGCTATACTTATATGTGTATAGATACCTATCATCCCAAACATCTAAGTAAGGCGTGTCCTCTTTCTTGTCGTAATCATAGCTTGTATATTCTCTACCAAATATTTTAATGTTTCCAAACCTGTCATATACTGGATGTAATTTGTCTCCATTTAATATAGAAAATACCTTATACGATACCTTACCCTTATACATAATAAGGCAAACGGCTGCATCTCCAACGCTCTCTACGTTATCAATGAACTCATACTTACACGTTTCCATGTTCTTAGTAACCCATCCGTTTTTAAGCTCTACGTACTTTGATTTTTCATCATCTGTAGGGTTCTGTTTAAGATGGGCAAACTTTGTAGGTTCTGCGGTTATATTAGACACCCTTTTCGTCTTAATAACACGCTGTAATGGTACAGAAATACGCTCAATAGGTATTTCCACTAAATTCATTACAATATTTCCGCTTGCGTCCTTAATCTCGTTACCCATAGCATCCGTTGCGGGAACACGTTTCATTATGTTCTCGTATGTAATCGGATTGTTTATCTTATGCCCGGCAGGATCAAGTTCCGAAAGAAATTCTTCTTGATAAACCTGTGTTTTAAACCTTCTATTTGACCCATTATTTGGTAGGTCTCTGTAGAACTTAGGTTTAATGTTGCTAATGTCGTTAATTGTAATCATAGCTTTTTAAATAAAATATATACCTTTTCTTTTAACTTCTTTTTTAGTACCTCTTACTAGCTCAATATATTCTCTTAGATAGAAAGCATCAAAAAAGTCGGAACTATGACCTATCTTTTGAATAATCTGAGGCTTAGTAATTGCTTTAAATTTATTATCTACCTTAGAGTCACGTCCCAATGCAATATATTCCTCACGTAAATGGTCTATAAGCATTTTCCCATCTATATTAGAGAATAATAAGTTTTGGTCTATAGAATAGCCTAAAGATTTTATCCTTTTTGCACACATATCCACACATTGAGCTTTTACATTCTCGTATGCCGACACATATTGCTTTAGACTACCAACCTCAATTTGCTTCTTATCGAATGCCATTGTATTGGCAATAAAGTGCATAGCATTCATAAAGTGTTCCTCTAGCCCCGTACCAATACCAGTATCATCATAGCACACGTCCTCTTCAAGAACCATGTGCTTATCCATAAACAGTCTTATTTCCGCTTTAAGAGATTCAGCACCCATTCTTACTGCTTTGGCATCTAGTAAGTGAAATCCTTCCCAATAGTACATTACGGAGGCATCCTTACCTTTTAGTGATACATCTACCGTTATACATTTATAATCGGATGATTGTATATTATTGTTAAATATTGCATTAAGTTCATTTGGAGTAATAAGGGATTCCGCATTTCCTTTTGGCATCCAAATACCGTCTAAGTCCCTAGCTTTCTCTTCCTCTGTTAATGTGTTAAGGTTCTTAAAATAAGACGGGTCGTTATCTAGTAGAATCTTATTTTCTATCAGTTTACCATATATGAATGTGGCACTAAAAATAAACATATCTAGTTTGTTGCCAAACTCTTCCATTTCCTTAGTCCACCTTTTATCAATTTCGTCTTTCGCTTGCATGTAAACCTCTTCCTTTGTTTCTCCAAAGTATATTTGGTCTTCACGCTCTCCCCACATGTAGAAGTATAGAATTTTACCGTCCATTTCTGGAATAGGTCTTCCGCTTTCATCTATCCATTTAGGTCTTGTTTCTGCTGAATTTTTGGTTGGAGAATACCTTCCAGATATAAAGCGATATACCCAACTTTCAGCATCAGGGTTACAAGTGCCAATCATTTTAGTCTTTAGTCCGTGTGAGCTACGCAAACACGTAATTAAAAACTTCCAATGTTCGTATGGCATCTGTGTTATCTCGTCAATACCTATGTATGCTAACTGCTGTCCCCTATGCCTATCCTTAAAATCGGAAGCTGAATCTGAATAGTAGTCAAAATTAAGCCTACCACCTTCTTCAAAGTTCCAAGTCATATCGCTTTCCGACTTGTTATATGTACCTAGCATCCTATAGAAGTTATTACTATCTCCTACAATACCTCCCGCTCTTTTAGCATCGTTCTTCTCTTTACGAAATATAGAACCTGTAAAATATGGGCTACCTATATATTCGTAAGCTTGCATCAATAAGGACGCACTCTTTCCTCCTCCTCGTACGCCTCCAGTTATAATAAAGTCAGCTTCAGACGACAGCACTTTCTCTTGCCCACCAGCTTGAGGTATGATATTAAACTTCCTAGAATCTTTCTTTTTACGCAAATCGCATATATAGTCATAGGAATATACTTCCATTCCATATTGGGAGAATACGCTATCTAGTTTTGTTTCTTCGTTTTCCATGCTATTATATAATATGTACAAAGATAGTAATTAGAAATGAATTATTAAAATTTATGTTTTATTATATGTTTTATTATTGCTTTTTACAAAATTTGCATATTAAAAAACTTATTATTATATTTGTACCCGAATCAAAGCTCGTAATGCAATAGTAATGTTGTATTGTGGGCTTTTTTAGTTGGATTATATTCACAGGCTTTGATTCACACCAATCCAACTAAGATTCCCGCCCAAAGAGTTGGGCAATATGGCGAGGTGGTGCAATGGTAGCATTTAGGGTTCATATCCCTTAGACGCGGATTCGATTTCCGCTCTCGCAACTAGACAATTATTAACTAAACAAGAATTAT